TATTGTCTGCTGTTATTAAAGTCCCACCTACTCCGCCAGCTCCGCCGAAAACTTGATATGTAGCATATTTCGTGACATCTGCAACATCTTCTGATATGGCTATTAGGATTTTATTGTCGCCTACGCTTTCGGATGAAGTCGTAGTGGTCTGTAACACCGTAGAGGAGGTATCCGTGTCTAAATAAATATAAGTCAATGCGGTTATATCCCCAGTATTGCCTGCGCTTATGCTATAAGTGTTCGTACCATCTGACATAGTAATCGTTCCTGATGTCCACGCTACTGTATCATTATCGGTGGCACTAAATGTCATATCTTGCCCCCACCCTCGAATGGAAGTCAGTGCTAAATCTTCTAGGGTTTCGTCCAAATACCCTAAAGTATCATCAGTGGATGATGATCTACCTCTACCATATAATAGGGCCTGGTCTATCTTCCTAAGATGTTCGTTAAGAATGGGCAGGTCTTTATCGGTGTCAAAGCCGGTAAGGTAGTCCCCTGCATAGGCTGATGTGCATAAAATAATAGATAATAATATTGCTATTGATTTCATCATCTTAATATAACTCCTGTACTTCGTATAGTATTTCTATTTTCTGAATTTCCCATCCAACAATCCCAGTTTCAGTAAGTTCAAAACGGAATAGTTGGCTTACCAAGGATGGGGCCTCCTCCTCGTTTATCGGGGGCAGGTATGTATATATCTTTAGATTCTCGTCGCCTGTATAGTCGTCCTCGGTGTCAGAATCAGCATCAACAGATAAATCTATTTCTATATCTCTATCTATGTCTCCGTCGTCTGCTTTTATATTGAATGTTAAGGTTCCGGATGTGCCGGTATAGAATACCTTGATTCTCTTAATTAATTTCTTGTATCCTTCCACATCAAAATCTACCCATCCGGTTTTCCATTTGCTTACTACGGATGTCTCTTTGGTGGAACCTACTTTATCGTATATCATCCTAAAAACATATCCGTCTGCTGAGTATAGTGTAGGCGAATATTCCTCGTCGGTAGTAGTGAAATTTGCCCTAAATTGGATATAGTCATTTGCTGTGATACTAGATAAATCTGCGCCGTTCTGGTTTGTAACCGCTGTGTTCCATGTTATGCCTGTCATATCAGAGTCGGAATCTAATCTTACCTGGAAGGTTATGTCGCCGTACGCTCCAAGAGATTCATTCCAGTATAATTTGTCTAGTGCTGCTGCATCAATATTATAAACTTCGCTTGTCCACGTTCCATCCTTGTCCGGCCTGTCTATTTTTGCATCAGGCAGATAAGTCAATATCTCGTCTAGCGTGTCTATATTGGCATCTTTAGTCTGTAATTCTGTCAGCCAGGTGTCTATCGTGCAATCCCACCCTATCTCTATTATAGGATAACTATCAGTTCCATATACCCTGGTGTCGTCATACGTTCCCGAATCAAACTCGCTTTCATACCGAATATTTAACAACGGTTCTAGGTATGATGCGCCCTGTACCAAACCGTTTGCGAGAGACGATCCTAAATATATAACTCCCGTGTCCGTGCTAGCGTTGAAAGCCGTCCAACAGTTTACGTTTATTGTGTCTAGCACATATGAATCTCTGATCAGGTTGTACAATAGCACTCTGTTGTTGTTGGTCACCCCTGACTCATAAGAATTATATGCTAGTCTATATTCGTTATTAAAATATATACCTGCGCATTTGGCTATATTTGTTTTGGATATGTCTCTTATCTCTGGGGTTACTGCGTCTGATATGAGCTTAGATCGTACCCCGTCAAAGGTATACAGGCCGTCTCTGGATAGATAAATTATCCCTATCGGTGATGTGTCTGCTGAATAAGGTGCCGGACAGCCTACAAACGAGAACGGATCACTTACATACCAGTCTGTCGTGAATGAACCGTCTGTGTAATATTTTTGGATGCTATTATTTTTTCCTATGGTAAGCGTCCCCATAAATGTCTCTAGGAATGTTATCTCATCTCCGTCATTCGGCCTTATTCTCTCAAACGAGTCAGGATCGAAATATTCCGGGTTACTGTCATCAGAAAAATAAAGCCTTGAGTTATATGTAGTATTCCCGCCAATCCATAGCCGATCCTTATTTATGTTACAATATTTACCTTTGGGCGGGGAGGCATTGAATTTAGCCGCAGTTGACCACGCTGTATTCCCTGCCAGAGTAGAATCTGATACTGTGTCGTTTAAAGTCGTTGTGGTGTTGTCTGCAAGCGTACTCGCAAGGTAATAGGTTGTATTAGACTTGCATGCGGCCTTAGATGCACTTCCTACGTTTCTGTATACATACCTTGCCGTAGTCCCTAAAGGGCCTATAGGGATGTCTGTGAGGCTTATATTGTATACCTCAGCACCCGTTAGGATAGGGTTACTGCGAGCGTTGGAATAGTACCCTACAGCGCTTACTAAATACATCATTTTATACTGATACCACTTTGCCGCGGTTAGGTCAGTGCCGGTGTTGAGTTCCGCGAAAGGCGCGCCTAAATCAGCACAAAGCTCTCCTACCGTTCTCGCGCCGTCTGTGTTGGCCGTGGTAACGGTTTCGCCATCATATTTTACAGGATTGTCAAATCCATTCATTCCTATAGCGTTGTCTTTAAAGGTAACAAATGTCCACCTCTTGCCATCTGTCAGGGCTGTATCTATGTTCGTTGTGCCGGTATCTGTGGAGTTTCCTATATCTAAGGTCGTACCGGTGGCTATGATCGTTTTAAAGGTGCCGTCGCTCTTGTAATAACGGTGTAGAGAGTTGTTTGTGGCTGAACCCGTGTCCCAGGCCGTAATCAGTGGTTCGCGCTTGCCTATGGCCCCATAACGCTTGTTTACGCGTACATTCTGGGCCTCTACTGCTTGGTTGTCAGGAGTGTTTAGCGGGCTTATATGACTATTCTGGCCTTTACTGAAGTCCTGTAAGACAAAGAACTTATCCTGTGCATAAACAGGCAATGCAACCGCCATCAATAATAGTCCTATAAATATACGCTTCCTCATATGCGAGGCCCCCTTAGACGCATCTCCGCTGAATTGGCTATATCTTTCCTGCGTTTTAACATATTCAGTTTCTCCTCACGCTCTAATTTATACTCCTGGTACAGTTTATCCGCATTAGCATCCTTAGACAGCATAGGTAGTATTCTCCATCTGGCAAAGGCTATTATCGAATAATCAAATATCGACAAATGCGTCAGTTCAGTTTCACTTCCCGAAAAAGGATAGTCCGAGTCCTTTGACATCGAAACAGGAGCAGACCCGTAATAAAGCCACAAACCACTGGCAAGTGTCGTGTCTGGTGTAGGCGATAGGGTTACAATATCCGAGTCTATTGAATAGTAGAGCGGATCGCCAGAGCCTAAATCTCTCCAGTTAGGACGGTTTATATCAAACCATTTAAGAGTACGTGGATAGAGTTGTTTCCACTTTGAGCCATTATTCCACCACAGACCCATTTTATCGACTGCAACATAATCCCCTATAAAAGACGACAGGCTATATTCGTACTTATCAGCCGTTATCTTGAATTTCTTATTAGCCTTTAAACATACTGTATAAGCAGCTATATCCTTTACACCTTCATTGAGTATCAGGTTAAAAGATGCGTTTTTGACCACAGATACCTTTGCTCCTGGTATCAGAGCGCGACCCGTTTGTCGAAGTTGTGATAATGTCATATCTAAATTCTCCTTGTGTTTATTGCAAGCTATTCTTGATATATTGAAGAGCAAGTTCTATCAAAACATTTATCAAACTATCTGACAGATTTTTACCTCTATTGATTGCTTCTGCTTTTATTTCCTCGAAAGCCTGTCTGCGCTTTTCTTCATTGCTTAGGTTGGTACTTTGAAGAGTACCTACTGTGTTGATAGCGAAGTCTTTTAGCTCGGCAATTAGCACCTGCGCAACTATCGGTAGTGCCACATCTATAAACGATTTGAATATTCTTAACATTCTACTCCATAACCTCTTTAGCCAATTAAACATTATAGTCCCTTTCTTATGGTTTTGGCTTCCTGTTCATACCAGACTGCCAATGCTTCCTTGTTTTGATGCCAAAATCCACGTAAAAATTTTCCTATCATTGACATTATATGCCCTCGCCTTAACTTGCCTGATTTCTTATCTCCTACTGCATTATCGAGTTTATTATCAAGTTCCTTGCCAGCCTTTTCCAGCTTAGCCTTGCTTTTAAACACCCATAACAATGTTTCCATCGTATTGCCCTTAATCCATCTTGACAGAGTTTCCATTATTGCCCTCCTTCTTTGGAGCCCGTCTAAAGAAATACTGGAACACAATCATATATATCGCTATCAATACATCAGGTAAGTTTAATATTTTACCCTTAGTTACGCTATATACGAAATAGAACAATAACCCTAATGTCATTAATATCAAAACAATATACTTAAATACAGAGTCGGCGTTTTTCATTCCTGCATCACTCCATTCCGAAAGGTTCTCCATCCACTACGCTTAAAATCAGGGCAACCAACATCTTCGTCCCATTTCCAATTCTTATGTTTCTTTTTACATTCTCCCCAAAAATAACCCAACCCAAGAAACATTGATTTCGGAGGGTTTAAATGCTTACAATTTTTACAATAATTTTCCATATCACCACCTTATAGTCTTTTTAATCATTATCCGGCGGTCTTTCTTCTTGCCGTCCTTATCCTTACCATTCAGCAATTCAAACAATGATTTCAATAGATTTTTAGCTTTATCTGCCATTAGAATTTCTTTTCTATCATGAGCGACCAGTAGTGCTGATTGCTCTGGGCTTCTAATATCCCATTGGTGAATTTATACCCATAGGCCCACTCTGGGTCTTTACCGCTTTCTACGTCAAGATCGCCCCATCCCCATTTATTTATGAGTGTCCAGTCCTTCATAAACTCCCAGCCAAATTGAATATGTGTTCCTATCTCATCATCCCAATCTGCCTCGGCTGAATAGTTAGGCTTAAAATAGGGGTCTAAATAATCTATTCCAAATCCAGCGTGTACGGTTTCGGTAAAATACCATTTAAGAGTTACGAAATAATCAAGCAGATTAAGCCTGCCCATTGACTTTCCCTGATAGGGGGTTTCTACCTGAGTATCGTGCGCGTTAGAAGATGTTGCGCCTACACCTAACTCTATACCGATTTTAGGTCTTAGATAGTTATCTTCTGGATTTGGCGAGAACGGAAGAAAAGGTATTTTAATTATTGGATTAAATTCATATCCCAACTCTACCCTGGGAGAACTATCAAGCCCTTCTACCAGATAGTCAGCATACCCTACCTTAGCGTTTATGCTGTCAGCATGCGCTATGCCTACAAAAGCTAAAATCAAAATACTACTTATTATTATTCTCATCATTTTTCCTCTTGGTTTTTTTGCTATCTTCTTGTGCTTTGCGGATAATGTTCTCTGCAAGGCTAATGTTCTGTTTAGCGTTCTCAAGATGTTCCATTGCGTGAGCAAGTGCCCTGTCAGAGTTTCTTCTGTATTTACGATTAGTCATTATGTACCTTTAGTTTAAACTTGTTATAAAAATTGCATCTTTTACATTTCTTATTTCTATTAGCACACATAGTTAAAACGCAATCTTCTGCTTTCATTTAGTTGCTATTATCCAAATTGCCCTGCTTATTATTGCAATCACCATCGCTGACCCAAGTCGCCATAGCCAAGTAATCTGTTTATTATGCCCCCTATGTTTCTCTGCGTGTGTTTGGCATTGTAGATTATCAAGTTTAATGAAGATAGCCTTAATGCTACCTTTTACTTCTTTCCATATTTCCTCTGAACGCTTGTCATGTAAGTCCCAGCGAATTTTTTCTTCTCTGGATAAACTATTTAAACGCTCGGTAACTCCATTTGTATCTGTTCTAAATTCCTTATCCATTTTCTATCCTTTAATTGTTTCTCCAATACTCTCAGCACTTTATATCCATTAGTTTTTAAGTCTTTTTCTTGGCGTATGTCTCTTTCTTTAATATGAGGTTTTGAATGCCAATACTCGCCATCTACATAAATAACAATTCGTTGTTTAGGTATATAGAAATCTACTATTGTTTTTGCTTCTCTAATAACTTTTTGTTTATCAAAATTTATATTAAGTTCTTTTAACAAATTTTCTACTTTGATTTCAAGGGCAGTATCTTTTCTTTTAAGGTGTCTTGTCCACCAAATACCCTTACAACTACGAGAACAGAACAAACCTCTTCCTTGATGTTCAAAACGACTTTTTATTACATAAAAATTATTACCACAAACTTTACATTGTGTTTTACGTAATCCCCCATTCCACGAAGGATTTTTATTACCTTTTCTTAATTCGCTTAATAATTTTCGCTGTTCGCCTGAGCAAGGTTTACTTTTAAACCCGCTTCTTCCTTTTTTCTTACTTGGTCTTCCCTTATTTTGTTCGTGTAATATTTTTAAGCGTTCTTGATGTAAAACACTATTCTTTAATGCTATGCTTATTCTTTTACAGGTTTCTTTAGAGCGATGACTACCCAGCATACTCTTAAATTTAAAATCTCCTTTTTTTAACG